GATAATATATCCGCTTCTCTGGTATATTCTAATAATCAAACCCTTATTAATGATGGGCAGTGGCACAGATACACCATTTACAACCCTAACGGAATGTATTTTTACAACAACGGAGGCAACGGATTTATAGAATTTACAGAGGTTAGTGGTGAGATATACTATTCATCTATAAAGATAGAGATTGGTAATACTCCCACTGATTGGTCTCCCGCACCTGAAGATTTAGAAAATCAAATACAAACCGAGCAACAAGCACGCTCACAAGCTATCAATGAGGCTAACGCTAATACTAATGCTAAATTTCTGGAGTCTAAAACCTTTGCCGAACAAAAAGCAAACGCTGAAAAGCAAGCCCGCACACAAGCCATTGCTGCTGCTCAAACCGCTACTGAAGCCTACGCTCGCACTCAATCCGAACTCACTAAAGCGCAAGCGATAGCCGAAGCCAATAAGCAAGCAGGTATAGCCATAACAGCTGAGCAGCAAGCACGTATCTTACAACTCCATCAAAACCTACAGCAAGCTAAAACCTTTGCTCAGCAAAAAGTAGATGAATTGAATATTGGAGGGAGAAATCTAATTCTTAACACAACATCTGGACAAGTTATTTATCAATTGCCTCTTACAAAATTATCTTTATCATCACAACTTGAGATTGGAAAACAATATACTATATCTTGGAAGGGTAAAATGGTGGATAATTATTTAGATAATTGGGTAGCTGTACAACGCTTAAATGCGTGGGAACATTCTCCTGATGAAGTGATGATTCGTGAGCGCATTGATAGTACAGAAGAAAAAAAATACTCATTCACATTTACTGCTAAAAACTCTTCAGAACGCCCTGAAATAGGTATATGGATATGGGGAAAAGTAAGTATAGGAAGTCTTAAACTCGAAAGAGGCAACAAACCCACTGACTGGTCACCAGCTCCTGAAGATGTATGGGATACAATGGTAGATTTAGGTATCATTGATAAAAACGCAATGAACCTCACCGAAGCCGAAAAAGCAAATGTTAAGTTTATCAATGGAATGTTTAGCAAAGGTGCTGATTATACCAATGGTACAGAAATCGTAAAAAACACCATCACCACTGGAGCACTCACTGTAGGCAACACATTAGGCGGCAATGCTGGTATCAATGGGGCAGGATTAGCCGGTAACTCTATACGTTTCTTTGCTGGTGCTAACTATGGGAATAAAGAAAGAGCCCCTTTTAGAGTACAAGATGATGGAAGTATATATGCTTCAAAGGGACAAATAGGAAATTTTAAAATAGAAAGTGCAAGCGAAACTTCTTTAAAAGCAAACGGACTTACTATCGCATCTGAGGGTCTTATAAGGGCTATGGGAAGAGGAAAAGACAGCCGTACAACGCAAGTGCGAATAAATGACCCTGAAATATTTAAAACAGTAGATAAATCAGCTATAGATGTTTTTACATCAGGTTTTAATGATACAACCCACTCTGCAATGAAGTTAGAAAGTAGAGGAGGGCGAAAAAGTACTGCCCTTATATTAAAAGCAATATGGGGACAAGAAGAATCTGTAGCACTTGATGTAGTAGAGGGAGATGTCAAAATAAATGGAAAAACAAACTTCTATGGTGAAATAATAATGAATGGTCAAAAAGGCTACACCGGAAAAGTAGGTATTGGCAGCGGATACTATCTAATCATTACCAATGGTATTGTAACAAACCTCATCAGAGAATAATTAATAAAAAACAAATAATATGCAAATCATTCAACAAACAACCCGCATTACATCACAAGAAGAAGTACAAGGCGTAATCGTGATGTACTCTTACGAATTTGAGAAAGACCAAAACTCTCAATCAATATCTTTCTCTGTACAAAAGAAAGTAGAAGAACAAGGTTACTACCCCTACCTACACGGAAATGTTACTAACCATAGCTTCGATGTTCAAAACAACAGTTTCCAACCCTCAGATATTGAGCTCTACAAGCACATTCACGAGACTTGCGTTGCTCTTATCAATGGTCAAACCACTAATGATAAAAGCCAAGCGGAGCAGTAAATCACTCACTAATCACCAATCAAAAAAGGCTATCAGCATCACGCTAATAGCCTTTTTCTCTTTCACTTTCTTAAAACCGAAATACCTTATATCGCCAACCAATCCACACGGCTAATAGCACAACCGCTATCCACCACCATTTTATTATTCCTTTCACTTCTTTTGTTTTATGAAGAATAGTCGTCTCAGTGCTTGTATATCGCTTTTCGTTAGTCTTCTGAGTAATTGTATTAGTAAGGGTAGCCTTCGCCTCTATTAGGCTATTGGATAGGCTGTTTTTAGTCGTAATCTTCACCTTTCCTCCTGTTACCCTAATAGTCTCATTATCACCGTCCCTAATGCGGTAATACACCAACTCCTTACTATTCCCCACGCTATCCCTATCACTTTCAAGGGTTATCTCGTATTCTTGCAACGCGTGCGCATCAAGCTGCAAGGTTTGTGCATTGTGCTGAAAAAGAGCCGTACTATCCTTGTACTTTATAAAACGCTCCTTTTGCACCCGCTTTTGTTCGGTAGTAGCAACCTTGCGAGTTCTACACCCTATAAGGATGAGTAACGCCCATAATACAACAATTATCCTATTCATAACTTTCTATTGTTTTGATTAACTTCTTTAAACTATCAGCATAGTTAGGCGCGGTAGCATAGCCAGCCTTTGCCACTTCTTCAGCAAACTTATAAGGGTCGCTTCTTACTAACAACGCCTTTGCATATCGCTTGTTGATAAAGAAAAATTGAGCGTGGTCAGTAAAGCATTCTTCAGGCGTGTCGTACTTCCTAAACCAGTCTTTCACTTCATACTTATATTTACCATTAGGTAATTGATATATAGACATCACTTGCGGGAACTTATATCCTAAGTTTGGAGCATTAAGTACTTCAGTAGTGTTTAACAATTGCTTTTTATTAGCAGGTGTGTCCTTACCCGCTTTCACCCCAAAAAACATATTCCCTGGCGCACTATTTCCCCACCCGCTTTCCAACGCGGCTTGTGCCAAGGTAAAGAGGTGCGAAATACCCGTTTTACGCTCCGTTTCAAGCGCAAAAGGTTTGTATTGCTTTATAAATTCTTTCGGTGTCATAATGTATTAGGTATTAGTATTCTCAGTTTCTTCAGTAAGGTCAAACATCTTAAAGAATTTTTTGTTGATAATCTTCAGCAGTATTCCAGCGAACCTAAACCCTAAACAATCCAAATTCTCTAATAGACTCACTACTAACTGCCATATAATAGCAAGCAGCACCACCCAATAGAGCCAATGGAAAGGGTCGAACTCAAAATCACCTATCGTAGGAAAGCTGATATTAGCCGAAAAAGTATGTAGCACATATATCAGCACCAAGTAAGTGAGCATCTTCAGTAGCATACGTCCAAATTTGCGACTCTCGTGTCGTTCTCCACGCTTAAATGATGCTGATACGCCGGTAATCCATTCAAAGAATATCAGCACCGCATAAGCAGCAAGGAATAAGTGATTGAAGCCAAACAGGAAGTGAACTAATCCGATAAAAGCGGATACTACCACATCTACGGCGATAAAGTTTACTGAAAATACGTGTCCAAAACTTGAGTTAATAAAGTCTCGCCAACCGGTGAAGCCGAAGCCTTGTAAAATGTAGTTTATCATCTTTTTTTGTTTATACGTTTCACAATAGGGTAAGGCGTAAGGCTCGCCACAATATCCCACCAATCAATGAATGTTTTCTTGATGTACTTGTCGTACAACTCCTTGGCAAGCCCCACAAAAAGCACCACACCAGCAGCAATTAAAAAGGCTTCCCATAATGAATAACACAGCCAAGCAATCAGAAACGACACAACAAAAATAATATTACCACACATCGAATGCAGCAATTTGTCGTTCCCTCTAAGGTTTTTAATAAAAATCTTTTCCATTTACTATAAAATTAAAGGTTTATACTGCAAAATTACTACATAATACACCTCTTTTTTCGCTTCTCTTAAATATGTCAAAAAAATGTCAAACTGTCTTTACATTACTTAGTGTTTTACCCCCTACTTTTGCAAAAACAAATATTGTACATCTTATGGAAAAAATCCTACAAGCTCTCAAAACCAAGTATGCGCACTTGGGGTTAGAGGAAAACATTTTAAAAGCAATCGCTACTCGCTTAGCAACTGCGGTTAAAGAAGAAAGTGAAATCGAAAACGCTGTCAAAGGAGTTGAAGATGAGGTTAAGCTATTGCAATCAGTAGCAGACAAAGGGCGTACCAGCCTTACAAAGGCAGAGGAGGCTCGCAAGAAGTTAGAGAAAGAACTCGAACAAGAGAGGGCTAAATCTAATCCAAATCCTCAAAACCCGCCTGCTCCCTCCACAGAACCAAAACCTGATGAAATGCCAGAGTGGGCAAAAAGCCTTGTGGATGTTGTCAATAAACAAAATGAAACTATTGCAGCATTACAAGCTGAAAAGCAACAACAAAGTGCTAAAGAACGTTTCCTAAACCAACTCAAAAAGCAGGGGGTATCAGAAACATTCTACAAACACCACTTAGGGCGTACTTTCAAAGACGATACCGAAATGGATGCCTTTGTAAATGAACTCAAAGCCGATGAACAAGCGTTTTTACAGACCCAAGCTAATGCAGGGCTTTCTTCACACTCAAGACCTATTATAGGAGGTGGTACAGATGCTAATGGCGTATCAGCAGATGTACAAGCGTATATTAACGATAATTTCAAAAAACAGTAAACACTTATGAAACAAGTCCAAATTTCAGAAAAAGCAGGTCGCCAAATAGTCGTGTTTGACCAGTTGGATGTTACCTATCCTGGTGGGGTGTATATAGACCCTACTACTGCTAAGGAACGCTTTACCGATGGAGTTATCCCCGCAGGCACGCTCGTAATGCCCGACACTAATGGTACATTCAAGGTTGTAAAAGAAGACCTTTCACAAGCCAATACCGCAGGATCATTGGGGCTTACCGCTCACGATGTAGTCATTGACGATATGCCACTTGTAGCAGTCGTTATGGCAGGAACAGCACGCAAAGACGCGCTACCCGACAAAGAAAAAGCAGGCGTGGCATTCCTACGCACCGCTTTGCCTCGTATCTCATTCGTTTAATAACTTAAAAATTTAAAAGCAGATGAATATCAACGCAAACAACATTATTACCGAGTTCTCTCAGGCTAATATGAATGCTATTATCCAAGCCTACCCATTAGGAGATTTGCGCTACCGCGAATATTTTCCTTTGGTGTACAATCCTTTTCTTACTTATTCTAATATTGAAGGGGCTGACGGGGCTAAAATAATGGCGGACATCGTGGCTATTGGCTCAAAAGCACCGCGCAAAGGGCGTGATTTTGTGGAAAACATCAAAGGCGAAATACCAAAAGTAGAAATCGCTCGTGATTTGAACGAAAAAGACCTCCTAACCATTCAACAACTCCGTTATGCGGTAAGTGCTAACCCTACTAATGCAGGTATTAAAAACCAGCTTATTAATAAGATATACGAAGACCCTCGTTTTTGTATTGACGGTATCAATGCTCGTATGGAGTGGATGGCTAAACAACTTGTATCTACTGGTAAATATAAAACTACCGCTACCAATAACGGCGGAGTGGTGAATGTATCGGTAGACTTCAAAGTAAAAACACAAAACGCACTCAAGAAATGGGCAGATGCTGATGCTAACCCTATAGAGGAAATCGAAAAATACCAAGAGGAAGCTAAAGGCAAAGGGTATAGCTATACCACTATCACTATGAGCCGTGCAACTCTCAATCAGGTATTGAAGAACAAAAACACACGTGCTTTTGTGTTAGGTGTTCCTATCAACGCTACTACCATTTTGCCTGATGTGCGTTTGGAACAACTCAACGCCGAACTTGCTGAACGTGGATTACCTACTATCAAAGTATGGGAGTCTTTCGTCAGCTTTGAGGGCAAAGATGGAGAAGTAACCGTGGCTAATGGTTGGGAAGAGGGTAACGTATTATTCTCTACTTCAGCATTATTGGGTAGTACTCAATACACAACTACCACCGAGTTCACAATGGACTTTGCCGATGTGATGAGCAAATCTATTAAGGATAGCTTCATTTTGGTAAATACTTTTGGGCATCAAGACCCTATATTGGTATCTACCAAAGCAACGGCCTTTGCTACTCCAGTATTGAATGACTCTAAGCGCAAACTCATCATCAAAACAAAGTTCTAAGATGACCGCACAAGGGTACATAGATGAGAAACTGAAACTATGGAACGTGGAATACCCCACTACCCTACTCATTGCCGAAATGCAACGAGTAGGATTGGGGCTTTCTGATGAGTTCAACGAGGAGAACGAACGAAAGACTAAGATGTTTTTCTACAACCTCATTCCTGAACTCTTATTGCGCCCAGTGTCCTTTTCTGAGGGTGGGTTATCTTTTTCTTATGACAAATCAGCTATTACTGCCTTTTACAATCTTCTTTGTAAGCAGCTTGGTAGGGTCAATTTGTTGGAGGAAAAAGCCACTGTAAGAGATATTACTCACTTATTCTAAAATACTGCAAGGAAATGAAAATATACCCGTACCTATTGAAGGTGAAAGTATCGCAAGAGCCTACTATTGATGAAAATGGCGTACCTACCTATCCAAGCGACCCTATCGAGTGGAAAGAAATAGGTATTTGTCGTGATGAGATAGCAGGAGCGGGGCAAAAGATAAGCAAAGTAGACGGACAAATATTTGATTGTACCGCTACTGTCTATGCCCCTAAAGATACACCAAAAATAGAAGCGGGTACTACCTTGCAAGTAGTAGATGTAGAGGGAAATATTCGCCTCGAAAAGCAAGTAATACGATTTTCAAGAGATTACTTTCATTGCCGTATATTCGTATGATAACACCACAATTCACCCCCGCTGATATAGAGCGTATACTACAGCAGAAAATAGCCCTATACCAAGAGAAAATCGTTCGTATCCTTCGTATTGTAGGTGAAAAGTGTATCAATGAAGCTCGTGAGCACGGTAGTTATAAAGACCAAACGGGCAACCTTCGTTCGTCCATTGGGTACATTGTCTTAAAAGACGGCAAACCCATTGAAAAAGGAGGTTTTAAACTCACAAAGTCAGGTGGTAATGGACAAAAAGAGGGTGAAACATTCATCAATAAAGTAATATCTCAATACCCAAAAGGTTTTGTACTGGTAGTGGTAGCAGGAATGAAGTACGCCGCTTATGTAGAAGCTCGCAACTACAATGTACTTTCATCAGCTGAATTATTAGCAGAAAAAGAAGTACCAAAACTCCTAAACGCATTATCGCAATGAAAAAAACAGCCTCACAAATAGAAACCGACCTATACAAGTACTTTAAGGATAAGATAAATCCCCTTATCAATGGGCAAACCTACCGCTCAGGAGTACGCCCTTTGAACTCACAAAAAGAGGATTGTGTAATATCATTCCTTACTGGGTTAGACGGTCAATACCAAACGGGGGTGATTAACATCAATATTTTTGTCCCTACAGTCAAAAATAACGATAATCAGTATAGGAAAAACTTTGTACGTTGTGAAGCTATCGAGCAGGCTCTAATGCCTATCATTGAGGAGTCTAAAACAGCCCTTCGCAACTATAGGGTAACATTGCACCAGCTTATACAAACCTTTGAGGACACGGATATTAAGCAGTTTTTTATCAACGCAAAAGTAAAATTTAGGTATAACACATTTAATAATTAAAAATTATGGCATATACAGACAATAACGCCACCGCTTGGGGCGAAGTAGAAGTTAAATTCGGTACACCAGGAGCGGGAAATACTATGGCAACAACCCTAAAATCATTAGGGATAATCAAAGAAGATAGTCTTTCTTGGGAAAAAGAAGACGGAAAAGTGTATAAATGGGTAGCCATTGGAGGTAAAACCATTGACCAAATGAAAGGCGAACCTACATTGAAAATCAAATGTATTGCAAAGAACCTTAACAAGTCTTTGCTTGCTGAAGTTTGGGATATAACAGAAACAGGCGACAAACTTGCTATTAACTCTTTTGTATCAAGCAAAAAACAATCTGTGTCACTTGTTCCTAAAGTATCAGGGGCAGAAAAAATAGATATTCCATATTGTTCTGTTGCGGCTACTTTAATGTTTAGTGAGTCTGAAGGGTATAACATCGAACTTGAGATTACTATCCTTAGTCCTGGTGCTGGTAAGCCTTATTTCACCATCGAAAAAGTAGCGTAACCTATGGAAGAAAAAGTAGCACAAACCCTACTTGAAGAACCTACAACAGTAACCATTGGGGGCGAAGCGTACCAAGTCGCTCCGCCCTCTATTTTTACCCTCGTAAGGGCTTCAAAGTACATCAGCAAAATACCCACCGACACTATTAATGAGACTAATATATTAGGCTCAATCATACACAATGCCGAAGAGTATGAGAATATAGCGTGGGCTGTAGCAGTAATCCTATTAGGCAATCATTTTACCGAAGTAGTTATCTATCCTAAATGGCAATTTTGGCGTAAAACCAAAAACATAACCAAAGGCGAAATGCTGGCAAAAAAACTTATTAATACCCCTATTACTGAAGTATCTGCAGCATTCTTTAATATGTTAGCACAAATGGATATACGCCCTTTTTTCGTCATTACCACTTCCCTCAAAGGAATGATGATAACCAAGCCGACGAAGGAAGTGGAGAACGAAATGACAGCATCTGGGGATTAGTAGGCTCATTCGCCAAGCAGTACGGACTCACCTTCAACTACGTGCTGAAAGAAATAAGCTATGCCAATGTAATGCTTTACAGTGCCGTTATCCCCTCTTATGATTATGATAAAGGCACAAAAAAAGCACCTCAAGAGTCAGAAAAACGTACCAATTATGGGGACTTTCTCAAAGGAATAAAACAATTCACCCAATAATGCGTGATGTACCCATAATCACGCATTATCACTATAAAAACTAAATCGTATGCAAACTAATGACGGAAATTTGGTCTTTGATGTAAAAGCAAATTACGAAGGGCTACAAAAAGATGTCGAGGCTATCAAAAAACAATTCGAGCAAATGACACGCAAAGCCGTTGAAGAGGGCAAAAAGCAAGCCGATGTATGGCAAACCCTCCTCAAAGGGGCAACCGCCTATTTCACCCTGCAAGGCGCGCAATCCTTCATTAGCCAAATGATAGCCGTTCGCTCGGAGTTTCAACAGCTCGAAATATCCTTCGGCACTATGCTCAAGAGCAAGGAGAAAGCCAATGCATTAATGGCACAAATGACAGAACTTGCAGCCAAAACCCCTTTCGGATTACAAGAAGTATCTGAAGGGGCTAAGCGCTTACTTGCTATTCAAGTACCCGCTGAAGAAGTAACCGAGACCCTCCGACGAATGGGTGATGTCGCTGCTGGATTAGGCGTACCTATGGGACAACTCATTCACGTATACGGGCAAGTAAAAGCGCAAGGGCGTTTATTCGCTAATGATTTGTATCAGTTTATGAATGCCGGTATTCCTATCATTGCCGAACTAAGTAAAGTCGTAGGCAAAAGCGAAACCGAAATCAAAGATATGGTTAGCGCAGGCAAAATAGGCTTCCCCGAAGTACAAGCCGTTATCAAGAATATGACCAACGAAGGCGGATTGTTCTTCAACCTAATGGCAGAGCAAAGCAAGTCGTTAGGCGGACAAATATCCAACCTGCAAGACAACTTCGACCAAATGCTGAACGAAATAGGAAAGGCAAGCGAGGGTGTCGTATCAGGAGCTATTAGCGGAGTAGCCTATTTAGTAGAAAACTACCAAACACTCGGCAAAATCATCGCAGGGCTCATCACCACCTACGGAGCATACAGGGCAGCAATCATCGTCAATAATACCCTCGTAGCCCTCAGCACCCAGCTTACTAATGGCTGGACAGTAGCACAACTCGCCCAATACAGAGGGCTTTTGCTGTTAGAGAAAGCCCAAAAACTCCTCAATGCCACTATGCTCGCCAACCCCTACGTATTTATGGCAACAGCAGTAGCCGCATTAGCCGCAGCAATGTTTGTCCTTACCGATAGAACTTCATCTGCCGAAAAAGCCCAAAAACGCCTCAACGAAGAAAGAGAAATCGCTATGGCTAAGGAGCAAGAGCACAAACAGCATATCGAGGAACTTATAGACACCGCTACCAACCAATACCTTGCCGATACCGATAGGCGCAAAGCCCTTACAGAACTTGCAGGAGCTTATCCCCAAATATTCGCAAAATACGATATAGAAAGCATCAAACTTGCCGATATACTCAAACTCAAAAAAGAAATAGCCGAGTTTGACGCCAATAAAGCACGCGGGCAACGCCAAACCGACTATTCCAAGAATAAAGAATACGCCAAAATATTGTACGATATAGGCACAAAACAAGGCAGCAAAGGCTTTGACGAAATAGCCAAAGGGTCAGACCTCGACAGAATAATTACAGAAAAATTCGGCAACCACTGGCGCACCTTTGGAAATTATAGCGACATATACGCCTACTTCAATGAAAAACAAAAAAACGCCAAAAAAGAACTAAAAAGCGATGCCCTTAGCGATTGGACAGCCAACCTTAAAAACCAATCTGAAGGCGACCTAAAAAAACAATTAGAGCAGCGCAAACGCCTCATTGCCGACCTGCAAAAACAAGAAAAAGAAGGCAAAAAATGGGCTTCACACGGTGTAAAGTTTGGTGAGGAGTGGTACGCTTTCAATAAAGAAGAACTACAAGCACAAAACCAAGCCATACAAGCGCAATTAGACCACCTTCACGAAAAAACCTATAGCTATACCGACCTTTCAAAGAAGTATGCAACAGCTGTAAAAAACGCTGAAAAAGCCCTCGCTGATATTACCAGTAACAAGGCAGGATACAAAACCGAAACAGACTATCAGAAAGCCGTTTCCGAAGCAAAGGAAAATCTCAAGCAAGCCAAAAAGGTGTATGATGACTTCACAGTAAAGCCGTCTAAAACCAAAAAGGAGAAAACAAAAACAGAGTTTGACACCGAAAAAGCCAACAGAGACCACCAGCGACAAATCCAAGACGACCTATTTAGGCAAGAAGAAGCCCGCATCAAAATAATGCAAGAGGGGGTGGACAAACGCCTTGCTATCATACAATTAGAGTACGACAAGCAAGAAGAAGAGATAAGGAGGCGTTCGCAAGACCAGTTAGCAGCCTTTATCGAAACGAAAAAAGCAGAAGCCGAAGCAGCGGGCAAATGGAAAAAAGGGCAGGACTTCGACACCAATACCGAAGCCATCAATGCCGAAAAAGCCCGCCTTGCTGAAAACGAAAAGACACTTTTAGCCTCCAATGCCGAGTACCAACGTATTCAGCAGGAGCAAGTGTATAAAGAGCTGTTAGAAAAGTATCAAACCTACACCGACCAGCGCAAAGCCATTGAGGAGAAATACAATGCCGATATTGCCGCCTTGCAAGCCAAATTAGGGGCAGACGCTCCACAAGTGAAGAAAGCACAAGACGAGAAGGCACGAGAACTCAAAAAGCTGGACATACTGTACAAAAAAGAAGGTACAGCCATTGCGAAGTTGTTCGACAACCTGCGCAAAAAGACCGTCAAAGAGATACGCCAAACCATTTTAGATGCCGAAACCGAGATTGACACCTTAGCAAGCACCCTTGATATGAGCGATAATGCCAATGTAGAGTTCATCAAGAACCTCCGCCAGCAGATAGAACAAGTAAGAGATACCGCTGAGCGTAGTGATACCACTTTTGGCAGACTTGGAGCAAACATAAAGAAAATGGTTCAAGCCAAACCAAACACCGCTGAATGGCAAGAAGCCTTCAATGGTATGCTATCATCAGCGCAATCTATTACAGGCGAGTTTGCCCAATTAGGACAAGAGTTTGAACGATTAGGGCAAAGCACAGGCAATGAAAGTCTGAAGCGTATAGGGCAAACAATGCAAAACGTTAGTAACGTACTTAACAGAACTGCATCATTTGCCCAAATGGGAAGCGCAGCAGGTCCTTGGGGAGCAGCCATAGGAGCTGCTGTAGGATTACTAACTTCAGGGTTTGAAAGTGCGGCAAAAGCGCGTATGGAACACGAAAAGAAGCTACAAGAAATAGCCAACTCTAAGATAAATCAGCAAAGCGAGTACAATCGACTTTTGTACGAAGAGCGAATGCTACACAAGGAGAATACTTCTGTATTTGGAACAAAAGAAGTTGCTACTGCTTTAGGCTATTTAAAAGAGTATAAAACGCAGTGGGACTCCTTACAAAAAGACATCACAAGCGGACTGTCTAAAGAAAGAAGAGATTACCTTAAAGGACAAACTGAAAAAGGGTTTAATCCTTTTTCAAAATCAAGTCAAAAAGAGTGGTTAAAAAATAGGAATGAGTTAGTAGCAAAACAGAGCAAACTCGAAAATATAAAGGTAGCAGACGGCAGCTATACCACTGGGGCTTTGTGGTGGAAAAAATCACATACAATTTGGAAAAGTGTTATAGATATTTATCCTGAATTGATTAAAGCTAATGGAGAGTTTAACGCCGAATTAGCTAAAAGTATTGTAAAAAATAGAGAGTTTGGAGATAGTGGAAAACAAGCCCTACAAGATATTATCGATAGTTACGACAGAGCACAAGAGTCTCAAAAGAAGTTTGAAGACTATATACAGAGTGCCTTTGGAGAACTCGGCAAGGATATTACTAATAGCGTATATACCGCTCTTCAGAATGGAGAAGACGCTTTTGAAAGTTTTGCTAAATCCGTAGGAAATATAATAGGCAAATTAGGAAAACAGATGGTATATGAGTTATATGTAGCAGATGCTTTCAAAGATTTGCAAGAAAAACTCAAAGATGCGGGTAAGCGTAATGGTGGTGATAGCGAAGGTTTTGCACGTCAATCCTCTCAACTTGTAGGCGATTTTGGCAATGCGATGAAAGGCAAAATAGGTGAAATGCAAGAGTTTTTGAAGAAGTGGAATGCTATGAGCAGTGGCTTAGGTTTTGACTTCCTTAATGAACAACGCAAGTCTACAGAAAAAGGGTATATGCGAATGAGCCAAGACACAGGAGACGAATTGTTAGGACAAGATAGGTTACAGACAGAGTTGCAAAAACAGACCAAAGACGGCATACTACAAGCTATCGAGTACTACAAAGGGTTTACAAATTCATTTGAAACACTCAAAAGCAACTTAGCCCAGCAGTTACAACACCTTGCAGGAATTGAAACAAACACTTACCAATTACACGAAATGAAAAAGGATATAGCAGGAATGAAACGTGGTATAGACGAACTTACTACTAAAGGTATTAAACTGAAGTCATAAAAAAAGCCCCTTAATTGGGGCTTTTTTCTATTCATTCCAGCGATGTTTTAATGTTATATTATTTGTTTGGGGGTGAAAATATTGGCTATCAAAATCATATAAAGTTAATCTATCTTTCTTATCATTGATAATTCCTTTCACTCTAAAAGTACCTCCGTTACTTATCATTAATAAATTAGGGTAATTGTAAGAATAATGTCCTTTTTCTGTATATGTTTTTGACCAACCTTTATCAATAAATGTAAGTATATATTCATCATATGAAAAGGCTAAATTTATATATTTTTCAAATCTTTCTCCATTATTTTCAATATATGTCCAAGACACTTCTAAATCTTTAGGTACAATCTTATCCTCACTCTTAGAGCACCCCATAGCGAGCACTGCCATTAGCAATAATACAATTCTTTTCATTAGTTATTGGTGTTTAAATATTAATACTTAGTTTCTTCAGGCGCTCCCTGTCCTTTTTAGCCTTATTCACTTGGTAGATAGCCGTTGTGCTTTGGTTAGTGTGCGAAGCCAAAATCATTGCCGTGTCGCTATCTAAGTTATCAAGCATATAGTGCTTAAGGGCGTAAAAATCAGCTTCAATACCTAATTTATCTTTTACGTGTCGTTTCCAAAAGCGGGTAACAATCTCGGTATGCCCCATTTTCTTGTTAGGGACGAAATCAAGTGCAAAAAGATAGTCGTTAGCACTTTTGCATTTGCCGCATATCTCTTTCCAAAGTTCTAATGCAGGGCCAAGTATCACCTTTGTACAGCGTTTATACTGACCGCCTTTTTCAAGCAGTATTACAAACTCCTGCTTATCTAAATCTACATCTTTGCGTTGTAATCTGAAAAGTTCGGTATTACGCGCCCCTGAATATAGGAAGATCATCATATACCTATAGAAGTCAGGGTTTATAAATCGCACGTGGTTTTTTACCCTTGTTAGTTCCTCTTCAGTAAGTATGGTGCGGGCTTCTTTTATCACCTTTTTAGGGTATATATCTCTTGTTATATTAGCCTCGCAGCATTCGTACTCTATAAGCTCACGGAATAGGCTGGAAAAGTATATCACGAACCTATTGTAATATTTGTCGGATAGTCGCAACCAGTCGAGCATTCGCTTCAAATCTACCCTACGCAAATCCTTTATTTTGACCGTCTGCAAATCGAGGGCTTCGCACGCTTTTTCAAGCCTATTGATAGCGCATTGTATTTCGTATAGGTGTTTTTTAGTACCAACCTTTATTTCCAATGCACGCCTAAAAGCCTCGATAAAGTGCAATTCAGGATATAACCCCTCTTTATGTACTTGCACGTACTTTTTGAGTATGGGATTATAGCCAGCATCAAGTTGTTTAGGAATGTTTTTGAGCAAGAATGATACCATTGCTTTGCGCTCTTCTACTGTAGTCGGTTTGTTAGCCTTTTTTCTATAAGGGAAGCCCTTAGGATATTTCTTATCAAAACGAGGGTCGAAGAATACGCATTGCACGTACCAGTCTTTATCCAAGTCTTTTTTAGTAGCTTTTTGCCAATTGGCAGGGGATACCCATAGTTGGGAATAGCTACACCCGTCGAGTGTTTTTACTACCATAATGTAATTATTTTAGATTGTCGTTTACCTTGTCGTTTTAAGATAATTACAAATGGATTTCCGTACTAAAAAATAAAAGGTAACGCTTTGAGTGGAAGTGCGTTACCTTTTAGTGACCTCGACAGGATTCAAACCTGTAACCTTCTGAGCCGTAATCAGATGCGCTATTCAGTTGCGCCACGAGGCCAATGTTGTTTTGTTTTACGGGTGCAAAGGTACAACCTTTTTTTTAACTACCAAATTTTTTGGCAACTTTTTTTTAAAATATTTTTTCTTACTTCACTTGAACTCTCCATCCAAATGGGTCTTCTGACCTGTTATACTGTATGTTAAGTATCGTTTCTTTTATTTTATCAGTATATAATTCTGCTGGTCTGTTTATCTCATAATCCTTGCCTTTGTAGCCAAAAGCTGATATAGGACTAATCACCGCAGCTGTACCACAACCAAACGCTTCTTTGAGAGTACCATTCTCTGCCGCCTCTATCAACTCTGTTACTTTAACAGGACGTATCTCAGTTTTAATACCTAACTTTTCGGCAACCGCTATGATACTCTTACGTGTTACCCCATCGAGAATACGCTCGCTAGTAGGACAGGTTACTAAGGTGTCGCCTAATCTAAACCATAGGTTCATAGTACCTGCTTCTTCTAAATATTGGTGAGTAGCATCGTCTGTCCACATCACTTGTTGGTAGCCCTCAGCAGCTGCTTGTTGGGTAGGATAGAACTGACCTGCATAGTTACCTGCTGCTTTAGCAAAACCAAAACCACCATTAGCCGCACGGCTGTAATAGTCGGCTATTTTTACGCGTACATCGCCTGAGTAGTACGATTGTACTGGAGCTGTAATAATAATAAATAAATAGTCTTTGGCAGGTGAGGCTTGTACCCCTGGAGTGGTAGCAATTACAAACGGACGCAAATAAAGCGCATTGCCAAAGCCTGGTTTTATCCACTCGCTATCTATATCGACAAGGGTACGAAGGGCTTTGTCAAACCATTCTTCAGGGAAAGCAGGCATCGCTAAACGCTCGCAAGATTTGTTGATACGTTTGTAGTTTTCTTGCGGACGGAACAAAAATACGTGTCCGTTATCGTCTTTATAGGCTTTCATACCTTCAAAAACTGCTTGCCCATAGTGGAAGACGCTAGCTGAAGGCTCTAAAGAAAGGGCTCCGTAAGGTTTGATGGTAGGGTTTTGCCACTTACCGTCCTTATATTCGCAAATAAACATATGGTCGGCAAAGGTACGCCCAAAACTCAATTTAGAAAAGTCTACTTCTTTAATACGACTTTCTTTTACTTTTTCAATTTTTAAATCCAT